GGACAAGAAAGATTAGTTACCATGCTGTATTCTCCAGACATTACTGGATAATCTTCTCCATCCATATCGTGATCTCCACCCCAGATCAGTTCAGTTTCACAATGCCAACAATTCATATACCAAAGCCTTCTGGTAAATCCATAGGTGGCTGTACCATCTCAGGAAGTCCTTTTTCTAATACTTTAGGCATCATTCCTTGAACATTACCAAGAATTTCATTCATAACTCTTGATTTGAACTGTTCTGAAGTTACATACTTGTAACCTAAGTACGCTCCACCACTCATGGAAGCTACCATAAGAAAAGAAACAATGCTAAGAATATTAGCGATTTTTTGAAACATGATTAAATTTGCGATACTGAAAGCACTATCTTTTTCAAGTGTGCTTGTATTACTGCTTATTGTAGCCCTATCCCCTCTCTACGTCACTATGGGGTTAATGACAAGACAAATGCAAGAATCTACTCGTTAGGATCTACTGGATATTGTGTCATGTTTGGAGTAAACACTCCATCTTTTTCTGTTTGTCCATAAAGAGTAACTAAAGCTGCTGTATCAGAACAGGCATCAATTTCTTTTTCCCTTGTATTACAAGCTGTTCTTACACCATCACGATAAGTTGTAATCGCTGTAGGTATTGCAGTAGATTTTTCTGCTTTTCTTACAACGTACCAATCATATTTTGCTAATAAACTGCCAGCAGTAACTTTTTCCTGTGCTTTTAATACTGATTTAACACCTAAAGTAACAACCTGATCTCCGTTTATATCTAGTAACGGATCACCATTCTCATCAACTTCATTTGTATCTGTAAGAGTTTTTGCAGTTCCATCACCCCAATAAAAACGTGAATCATATGTTGGTGCGTCAGCAACCTCAGTAATCCCAAGATCTTTCTTTTCCTGTGCTGTTGATAGTCTTAACCAGTTTGCAGGGTAGTTTATATCTTTGTGACTAAATGCCACATCAACTGCTAATGATTTTCCGTCTAATAAAAATGCCATATCTATATACTACCTTGCCCTTGCATTTTTGAAAGGAGATTCTGCAAAACATAAATAAATGTATGTGCTTCCGTTTTGATTAGTAGAAGTTGAACCAGAATTTCTTGTTTTAAATCCGTTTGATAAAAAATCGAATCCAATATGAGTGTCCTCTGTGTTACTTAATTGAGCACGAATCCTTTCATCAACCACATTAGATGAACTTCGTTTGTTGTCATACATAGCCCAACTATTAGAACCATCAATCATTTTCACCATTAACCATGCTATTTTAAAATTGGTGTATACAAATGTGCCATTATCATTTCCATTTCCGACATAGCTGCCAAACTTGCTAAACCCTGCTACTTCACTGAAAAAATAAGCAATATACGTTCCCGAACTTGCATTAACATCACCATCATTTGACAAAGTAAAAACTGTACTTGTTGGGGATGTACCATTTGTCATTTTTGTACTGCTTGCTTGTGCTGCAGTTGAATTTAATTCCAAATAATAATCTTCTGGATTAGAACCACTATTTACTTTATGTTGGTATACATACCAGTTACTACCGCCTGATTCTCTCCTTTTAAGAATAACCGCTTGGGGTGCAACACCTAATCCATGACCAAATGTAGCTCCACCTGTAGCATTACCTGTGTACTTAACAATAGAAAAACCTGCTGTGCTATTTACTTTTACAGTAGATTGTATTGATCCATCAAAATTACTTGATCCAAGAGTTGAGTTTGTATTAACCTGACCTCCCATATTTGCGTGAGCAGAGCATTGATAATAGAGCGTAGGAGCAGAAGCAGCTACAACAATTTGTGTATAAGCACCAGCCTGTCCAGGCGTGCCAGCAGTAGTAACTCCTGTTGTATATTCTCCACCAGTTTTATCTGCTGCTGTATAGAACCTTAAAGGGTGCGTAGCATTAGAAGCATCAGATTGATCAAAAATATAAGTACCACCTTCTGCAAGGTCAAGAGTTACAGCAGACGTTCCAAAACCATCAAATCTATATTTATTGCCAGAATCAGAAACAACTGTTACCACATAAGTTTTGCCGTCTGTATCGCCAGCGTTCCAGTTCCATGCAACAAAAGTTTGTGAATTTTGATTATATCTAGCATTGTTACCATCATCATCCAATATAAAACCACCATTAACATAGTCTCCCATTCCTTTATTATTGCCACTATATAAAACGTCCCAATCAATTTCTGCTTCAGTTAAATTAGCTGCAAGTGCTTTTGAAGATCCTCTTACTGAGTCTGTAACTTGATGGTCATGTCCAGCACTTCTTGATTTCACCCAAACCCAATCAGGTGTAAAATTAACCTGAGAAGTATCAGAAATTGTTCTTACAGTTGCATTACCTGTCCATAGTAAAGTTCCAAAATGTTTATTAGGTAGCTTTATTGTTGGGTCGGGTAAGTTTGCTGAATTTACAGCTTTAAAACCTGTTGGAGGTGTATAAGCAAACCCCTGTTGACCAAAATCTGCCGTTACAACCTGTGCAGAGTATCCATCTACACTAAAGTAAAAACCATCTGATTTTCTTGAAGTAAGATAACCTCCAGAATATACAGGATTTGTACCAGCAGCAGGGTCTTGTGTTCCAGTACCATTACTAAAAAATGTTCCGTTTTTAGATACAAACAATTTATCATTATCCAAATCTACAGCAAGACCCATAACATCACCATTTACAAAAGTTGGCATTCCAGATAATGTTGATTGACTTACAGCTTCAAGAAATACCTGTAAAACTCCATTATTTCTATAAGCTATTGCTACAAAATTTTCTGTATTTTGATGCCAAAAAGCGTCAACACTACTGGTCCTAAATCCAGCCTCAGTTGTCAAACCAAAACTTACAGTACTATTTGTAGCCTCATACCCAGATACAAATTTAAATTCAACATACCACTTGCCAGAGTTTACTTGCATGGTTGAAGATGATCTTAAATGATTATCTCCACTTACGCCATTATGTTGTAAATTTCCATCACTAAATACAATAGGATTTCCAGGATTTACTTTTAAAGGGTTAAAAGTACAAAAATTATTAGTTGGGCTATCAGATACAGAATCATTGCCAGAACCAGCAGCTACAGAAAAATTATTTGGTGTAAAATTGTTGCTGTTACCACTTGAATCTTTGCCTAATGTGGTTGCTGAAGTGCCACTGTTGTCGCTGAAGTTGAGGTAAAAACCATTTGTTCCATAACTCCCTGTATATTCTTTAGGATTCCATTGACCTGTTGTTGAATTTGTTTCTGCAAAATAAGACGGGTCATAAGCATAACCATCAAGAAAATGAACCTCTGCTAAATAAGCATCAAGCCTATAAGCATTAGAGGTACTATAAGAATAAGCACCAATTGTCGTTAGTGAATTATTATTAAAAGGTGTATCGGCATTTTGAGAAAGACCTATTTGATTATTATAAATTAAATCTCCATTTACATAAACTTTAAATCTATTTGCAGCAGTGGATTCAGTTGAATCCATAACCCAAACACAATGATACCAAGCACTTGGATCTCTTAATCTAGCACTAGAGTAATATCCTCCAATCCCGTAATAATCAACACCAATATAACCACTATTTGTAATTCTTAAAGCCATGTTAGTACCAGTACCTGCTGGGCCACAGCTTAAAAACAGACCATTTCCAGGGTTAGTTGAACTATTAACCCCTGTTTTTCCTAATTTTACCCATGCACTGTAAGTAAAAGTTTTTCTATTTCCAGCAGATGACGGGGTTCTTGATAAATATGCGTTGTCATCTCTGTTAAACCTTAAACTACGTTCTACTTCGTATGCTTTCTTCCCTGCTAGAAAGAAAGGTGATGGACTACCAAAGCTGCTCATTAGCTAAAGTTTCCGATAAATTGTGCAGATATTTTTGTTGATGATCTAGCAAACCAAGCTATAACATCTACTGCATTTGCTCCTGTTGAAAGTGTAGGTGCTGTACCATCTGAAAAATCCCAGTAAGAACCAAAAGCTGCAGTTCTACTTCCAGTTCCATCTTGAGTCACCACTAATACCCCTGATTGTCCAGCAGAGATATTAGAAGGGTTGGCAAAGGTAGTATTACCAGTAAGTGTTGTGGAAAAATTATTAGCAGTTCTAAAGTCTAATGTAATTGTAGATGCGTAGGAGACAGCAGATATTTCTCCAATAGTTCCTT